GGCCACCAGCGGGACCCCGAGTTCGACGATGACCTCCTGGCGCAGGCCATCCGCGTCCGGCCGGAACCAGACCGTCAGCCCCGGCAGGCTGTCATCCTGACGCAGCGCGCGATAGCAGTGCTGCACGAAATCGCCGGCAGGATCATCGTAAGCACCAAAGTCCTCGGCGCCGGCCTGCGTGTAGATCGTCGGGATGCCGTCATAGACGATGGTAACGGTCAGCCCCTCGGTCGGCGGCGGCGTGATTGGCTCGGGTTCCGGCAGAGTATTATCGATGACAGGCGGAGCGACGCCGCCCCATGTGCCGTCAGGCGGCTCGACCGGAGGTGCGGTGACGGCGTTTTCCAACGCCGCCACCCGCGCGTTCAGCGCAACGATAGCCTCCTCATGCTCGGCGAGCATGTCGTCGGTGGCATCGGCACGCCGTTCCAGCTGCTCTACCCGCTGTTCCAGCTGCGCATCCGATGACGGGGGTTTGCCCATCACGTGCGGCGACGCACGGCGGCGATGCCCAGCAGGCCCAGGCCCAGGATCGCAAGCGAGGCCGGCTCGGGCACGGATACCGTCGATGCGCTCACGTTACCCGCGAAGCTCGCGGTGTACGCACCGATGGTCGTGCCATTGATGTGCAGCCCCGGCGGCGTCGCGATGTCAGTGAAGCCAAGGTTGAACGAGTTCGGCGCCGCCAACTGTGCCGCCGTCAGCACGTCACTGGTCAGTGTGAGAAGATCAGGCGGATTATTGGCGTTAACCACAAGTCCAGGACCCCCGGCCCCGCCGAACGCTGCATCGTCGAACACACCGCTCAAATAGTTGGTCCCCGTGCAGTTGGTCCCGCTGGTGAAGCAAAAGGTGCCGGCATAGTGCTGGATGATGGCCCCACCCACGGCCACCGCCGCGTCGGTGCTGGTGGCGTCCAGGCTGAACTGCACGTTGCCGATGGGGCCGCTGAGGAACGTGGTGACAGCCGTGACGGCGTCATCCACGACGATGTGGGTCGCGGTGCCATTGTCGGTGGCCACGACGGTGTTGGTGGCGGAGGTCTGACCGAAAGTGGCGATCAGGGCGGCACTGGCAGGCGAGGATACGATTACGAAGCCGGCGGTGGCGGCGAGCAGCAATGCTTTCACGTGAAGGTCCCCCTGGGGTTGGTTGTTACGGCGTAGGCATACCAGGGCGCGCCCCGGCCTGTCTCGGCAATCCGCCGCCGGTGCCGGGCGCGTTGCCGTTGCGACCGAATACCTGCAAGGGCGGTGGACGTGGACCTATGCTGCCCGGCGGGTTGGACGCGGGCGCGTTGGCTGGTCCCGCTGGTCCCTGCGCGCTGGGATCGTTGGCGGGACCAGGGGGACGCGGTGGCCCCTTGCCCGCACCGCCCGGTGCATCCTCACCCTCGCCCCCGGCGGCATCGCCGGGGGTTCCGGGCACTGGTGGTGGATGACTGGCGATCTGGTTCATGGCTTCGATGGAGGGCGCACCCTCGGCAAACGCTTCGCTGATGTCGATGTCGTCGCCCATGCGGCGGATCAGCTGTCTGGCCAGCCACTCGGGTGAGATGCCCGGGACACGCTGAAGCAAGGGCACCAGCTGGACCAGATGCTGGACATCCTGCTGGGCATTGGGTGGGCCGTTGGCGGACGCGTCCACCTCCAGCCATACATTCTCGGCCACCGTCTGCTTGTCCAGTTCCGGCCAGACCGCGCCGGGGCCGACCACCTTCTGCACGATCTGCTGGGACACGTTGCGCACCAATACCTCGGACGCCGACCGCGCCAGTTCCGAGAGCATGTCGTTCATGTCGTCGACGATGGAGGTAGTGTCAGTGTTCTGCGAGAACTCGGCGACCGAGACCTCGGTGGCGGTGGCGCCGGACGTACTGCCCTGGTCGGCCTGATCGCTACCCAGCACCCGCAGGACATCCTCCCACACCGGTGCGGTGTCGTAGATCGCCGGGTCGATGGGCGGCATCTTCACCACTTGCAGGACATCGTCGATCTTTTGCCCAGGGGCCAATGCGTTGAGTTCCAGGAGCGCATTCGCCGGGTGGGTGCGCAGCTTGTCCTTGTCACCCTCTTCCAGGATACCTGCCGCCACCGCCGTTTTGGGCCGATTGGCCCGGCGATGCTCACGCAGGCCTTGCCGCGCGCGGTTGAGTTCCAGCTGCATGTCGCGGATCAGGTCGATGTCGGACTGCGGGTAGAGCTTCTTCTCGGAGTAGCCCTCGTTCAATACGAAGCCGAACCACGGCCAGAACCGCTGTAGTTCGACTTCGGGCAGCGACGGCTTTTGCAGCCAGTCGGGATAGCCGTCGCACACCACGTAAACCGTGCCATCCTTGCGGTGATAGATTTCCCACACGCAGGCCCGGTCGTGCTTGTGGTGATCGCCGTTGTCGCCGCCCCCGGCCCGATAGTGGTCGGTGTTCCACTCGGCGGTGGTGTCGGTGCAGTGGCCGTTCTCGTCATACACGGTGAACGACTTGGCCACGTCCACCATGTAGATTTCCTCGATCTCATCCGGCGTCAGCAGGTATTCCTGCGCCACCCAGTCGGCGCCGAGGAAGCCGCGCAGGCTGCGGGTCTTGCTGTCGGGGATGATGCTCGTGCTGTCGGGGTAATCGAAGGTCAGCCCCTCGCGCACGACGATCTGGCCTTCCGCCATCAGGTTCTCGATGGCGATGCGCAGGCCCTCCACGTCGGCGCTGTTCTCCTGGATTTCGCCGTCAGCAAGATCGCCGGCCAGCCGCTCGATGTGGGCCAAGCGTTCGCTCATGTCGGCGATGCGATGCTCGATCTCGGGACGCATGCGCATGGCCCGCTGGAAGCCGAGTTTTACGTAACCCACCGAGGTGATCACCGCCCGGCGGACCGTCATCTTCATGCCGGACTTGAAGCTATGGGTCTGTTCATCGACGTTATAGTCGTAGAGCAGTTCAAGGGTCTTGCCGACGCGCTCCAGCAATTGGTCCCACTGCTGGACCATCGCCGCGTCCTGCATGATCGCCTGGGACTGCGGGTCGGGCGGGACCATGTATTGCGCCGAGATCATGGACGCCTGCTGCGCCTGCATCAGCGCCTGGGATGATCCGTCCCAGGTGGTCGAGATCATCTTCGGCCGCTTCTTGGCCTTCATCGTCGGGTTGTTCGGGTAGAGTTCGGCGGTGCGCTGCTGGACGTGGCGGATGCAGACATTGGCCACGTAGCGATCATCGCGTGCGCCGTCGCGCGGGGTGTCCGGCCACTGGTCGCCGTCAACGAACGCCATGTTGTCGCGCATCCGCTTGAACTGGATTTTCCAGTGTTCCTTGGCGCGGCGCACGCGGTCCTGCCACCGCTTGACCAGCTTCTTGACCTGATCGGGCGGCTCGGGCCGGTCGCGGTTGATGAACTTGTTCTGCGCCATCGGGTCCGGCGGCGGCAGCGGCATCGACGCAGCGTCCACACCCATGCTGGTCGGATCGCCCGGCGGCATCATGTCAGACACGCATCACCACCCTCCAGAGCCGAAGCCCTGCTTCACGCTGCGTTCCGCCATCTCGCGCTGCATCTTCAGCCAGCCGAACGTGCCCTCCAGGTTATCCGGTTCGCGCTGCTTGGCGTGGATGCCGATCTGAAGGGTCAGGCCGAGGCCGATATAGGCGAGCGTGTCCACGAAATCGTCGTGCGCATCGAACGGGAACCTGAGTAGCTGGTCCCGCGCAGCAGGCCACCAGGGCGCACGCTCGGGGAAGCGCACCTTGCCCATGGACATGCGGCCCTGGACGGACTGCGCGCGGGTCTGCTTGTCGGCAATCGGCTGCATCTCGATCAGCGAACAGAACGTGGACGTTTCGAGCATCCGCTTGCGCAGGAAGGGGCCGATGGACTTGCTGATATGACTGCGCTCGGCCCACCAGAACATCGGCTTGTAGGCGCGCATCATGCGCAGCATGGCTTCGGTGGTCTGCTCGGCGGTCATGGTGCGCCAGACCAGATCAGGCAGCACCCAGATGTTGTCATCAGGGTCCACGCCGACCGTCATCAGGCAGGTCTTGTCGGCGTTCTGCTTGAGGCTCACCGCGTGGTCGGACGCCGCGTAGTGACGCAGGCCGGACGGCAGTTCCAAAGGTTTATAGGTGTTCAGCCACTTGATGCTGAAGAACGTGCCGCCCGCCGGTGACGGCTTGCCCTGGTAGAGCGCGCTGAACCCGCGTGCGTCACGCCGTTGCAGCCCTAAGAGGAAATCCTTGCCGAACCGGGTGGGCCACAGCGCCTCACCCTCTTTGCGGTTCACGGGGTCCGTGCCGGTGATACCAGCAAGGGCTGGCAGGTCGATGATCTTCCACTCGGCGGCTTCATCGGGGTCGTAATACGAGTTCTGCGGGTCGGTCAGGCGACCGACCAGATCATCCTGATGCCACCGTGTCTGGATCAGCATGATCCTGC